TACATCCACCCACGCTGCAAGGAACTAATCAAGTCATTCCGCAGCCTGACCTATGCCCCTGGAACGGGCCTACCAAACAAAAACCTAGGCGTAGACCACGCATTTGACGCCTTCGGCTATCTATGCCTACAACAATTCAACCTGGCAAAATCAGGCGTAATGGGCACAACTTCATATAGGTTGTATTGAGCTACACAAACTAATGGTTAATTACGAGGGGCCAAAAAAGCGAACACGCGGTGATAAACGCGCCCAGGAATACATCGAAGCGCGACAACGCCGCATGTACCGCCATCAACTTGACGGTCACAGCGTGCGTCAAATCGTATATGAGCACAGTGCCCGCGAGGGTATCAGCATTCCGACTGCCTGGCGCGACTGGGACCAAGTAAAGCAGTGGACCGAAGAGGACTGGATCCGCGACCGCGAAGCCATGCTGGGCCGCATCCAAACGATGCGCCTCCGGGTCGTGCACGCCGCGATGAAAAAGGGCCACTACCAAGTCGCCGCGCAAGTTTTGGATTCCCTGGGCCGCGTTTTAGGCGAAAACACCCCGGAACAAGTATCGGTCCAAGTGCCATCACTAAATATCCAAGTCGAACCCAAAGTAGTCACCGCCCAACTACCTGAAAGCGACGTAATCGAAGCCGAAATATCACCCCAAAAAGAGGTAGATTCAGCTGAACCCGCGCCCTAAATCAATGCCCGGACACTACGGCCAAGGCAAAAAGAAGAAGCCCAAGGGAAAGAAGGGACCCAAGAAGTAGAATATGAACAGCTGTAGCGGTGTCCATGGCAAAACGCGGTCTCTACGCCAATATCCACGCTAAACGTAGGCGCATCAAGGCTGGCGCGGACGAAAGTATGCGTAAACCCGGCTCAAAAGGTGCCCCAACCGCTGGAGCGTTCAAAAAAGCAGCCAAAACAGCTAAAAAACGCAAACCAAAGGGGTAAAAGTAATGGCTGGTGTTGCTACAACCGCCGTCGACCGGTTCACAAACGTCGTCGAATACACAGGGGCAACAATGTCCGCCGTAAACGACTGGTTCGCGGTCCATGGCCACACCAGCGAATACTCATTTGCAGCTGCCGTCACAAGCGAAGCCAACTTCACCTTGGCTTTAGAGGCAAATTTCAACGGCAACGGCAACTGGTTCACAATAGACACCAGTAAAACCATCAATGCATCCGGCCAATACGTCTACTTTTACAACGGAAAGCCTGCATCCCAGATTCGCATGAGAATTGCTTCCATTTCCTCTGGAACGGTATCTTTAACGCCCCATATTGTCACTGCTTACCACGGATAATGGGCACCCGAATCATCAGCGGCTTCTGCACACACCTTGAGGTGGACTCAGAAAGCCGCACCACCGAAGCCTCATTCGCCTTCATGACACCGCAAGACCCCGAGGACTTCGCCGGTCTGATGGTACGCCTTGCCAGCGGCATCGAAGTAATGATTGAAGTTGAGGACGAAGATGATTGAATATCGCGGCGAAAAATTCAGCGGCTACAACAAGCCAAAACGCACCCCAGGCCACGCAAATAAAAGCCACGCAGTGCTTGCCAAGGAAGGCGACAAGGTAAAACTGATCCGTTTCGGCCAACAAGGCGTAACAGGCAGCCCAAAAAAGGACAACGAAAGCGAATCCTCCCGCAAACGCCGCGAAGCATTTAAGAAACGCCACGCCGCTAATATCAAAAAAGGTAAAATGTCCGCCGCCTGGTGGGCAGATCGAACTAAGTGGCGTTAAATTAAAGTGGTAACCGTTTTACGAAATTGGCCGCCCATCACTCGTACGTTCAGGTGATCTGCCCTTGCTGCAGCCAAGAGCGTACAGCACGCAAAGATTTGGTCACTAAAAAACAGAAGCTTGGTGAGCGACTACTTTGTAAACCATGTGCACTAAAAACGAGGCCTGTTACCTGGAAAAAGGCTCCTTCTGAGTTGCGTAAAAATCAAGGTGCCTATAAATCTTTCATACGCGCTAAAAGACGGGTAAAAGAAAATCACAAAAACACCTACAAGCACGTTCAATTTCTGTTCAAAGATTACGAACAGTTTTTAGAGGAACTCGGTCCTAGACCTCAAGGCATGACATTGGACCGCATTGATAACAATGGTCATTACGCGCCGGGCAACGTGCGCTGGGCTAGCATTGAGGAACAAGCTAAAAACCGGAATCCTCGTTATACGTGGACACCTAAGCCCACTAAAGACGAGGTTTTCTAGGTAAAACGATGACCTACGCAGTTCCCGGCCAAATCCGCACCCACCTTGTAAGCTCCAACACGCTTGGTGGAGCGGACAGTCCGTTCACCCGCACGCAAGCGGTGCTGGACATGATGAAGGGCTGGGAAATCATGAAGGCCGTCACCCTTGGGACGGAATATCTACGTGAAAACAGCGAAGCATTTTTACCAATCGAACCCCGCGAGGACTACACAGCGTATTTAGCGCGTGTAAACCGGGCTGTATTTTCACCGTTTACCCAACGCCTGGTGCGTGCTGCTGCAGGACTAATCCTGCGCAAACCAATCAGTTTGGTAGGCGATCCATACTGGAGCGATATTTTCGCAAAAGACGTTGACGGCTGCGGCTCAGATTTAGACGAGTACGCCCGCCGCCTGCTGCTGTGCTCATTAACCTACGGGCATTGTCATACACTAGTAGATTTCCCCGCACCAACGGGAGCCCGCAGCCTTGCGGAAGAGCGCGAACTTAACCGCCGCCCGTACTGGATCGAAATCGACCCAGACAACATCTACGGCTGGCGCCTGGACCGTGAAGTCAACTACGGCAACCTTATCCAGGTCCGCATCAAAGAAAAGGCAGTAGTGCCTGACGGCGAATTTGGCGAGAAAGTATACGACCAGATCCGTGTAATCGAGCCAGGCCAGTACCGCATCTACCGGCAGGTCGAAACGAAAAAGGATATGCAGGGAGGGTTTCCATACCCGAACGCTTTCGACGCAACGGACGCCACCTCGGACTACGAGCTAGTGGAATCAGGCGACTACAGCCTGGGCCAAATCCCTCTAGTAACAACGTATGCAGGCAAAACCGACACGCTCACAAGTAAGCCGCCCTTACTTGACATCGCGTATTTGAACCTGGCTCATTTCCAACGCCAGGCCGATTTAATCCACAGCCTGCACATCGCAAGCCAGCCAATCCTTGTCCTCGAAGGCTGGGACGACCAATCCAAAGACGTAGCTGTAAGCGTCAACTACGCCATGGCCGCCCAACCCGGCAACACGGTTTATTACGTCGAACCAGCCGCGAACGCATTTGAAGCGCAATCCAACGAAATCCGCGAGCTACAGATGCAGATGGCCACTTTAGGCATCAGCACATTAAGCCAGCAAAAATTTGTTGCCGAATCTGCCGACGCCCGCCGCCTGGATCGTGTTGACACAAATTCAATGCTGTCGATGGTATCTCTTGACCTGGAACAATCTCTACAAAAAGCGTTTAATTTAGCCGCCGCTTATGTAGGGATCGAGCCACCGGAAGTAAGCATCAGCCGTGATTTTGACATCGACCGTTTAATCGGCCAAGACGTAACCGCGCTGACGGCATTGTTCGACCAAGGCGTACTGGGACGCGACGAATTCCGCCAAATCCTGGTCCAGGGTGAAATCCTTCCTACCGCTAGTGAGGAACAAGGCGGTAAGACCGAAACTCAGGACGCCGAGGAAGAATAACCGCATACCCATAGGTTCTTGTAAACTACATAAGTAGACTAAACAAGTACATGGAGTACGCCTACATGGGTAAGTCCTTAGAAAAAGTTACTAAGCCCGACGGTTCCGAAGTATGGGAACTCGTCGAACTACGCGAACCGCAGCCTGAACCCGAGGTATGCAAAGCCGTACGCAAACGCAAGCCATCAAAGCCTGCGGAAGACACCCCTACCACCACTTTTGACTTCTGACTATGGAAGAGCACGTCATCCAGGAAACGCCCGTGGCGAGTCCTGACCAGCCCGTGGCTGCAGCCGACACCGCTCCACAGCAACCAGACTCTGCGTTTGCTGTAAAAGCCGAATACGAGACCCAGCTTGCCGCTTTAAAACAGCAGGCAACTGAAGCCGAGGAACGTTTCCAAGGCATCAAATCCAAGCTGGATGAGGTCTACAAAAAGCAGGACGACCAGCGCAAACAAACGCTGGAAGACCAAGGCCAATGGAAAGACCTCTGGGAGGAAGCTAATAAAAGCGCCCAAGAAAAAGACGTACAAATCGGTGCGTTGGAACGCCAGCTGGCAGACCTAAAGGTCTCCAACGAGGAAGCTTCCATGCGTACAAAAGCGTTATCAGCAATCAGCCAAGCCGGTGCCATCAACGCCGAGCAAATGCTGCAGCTGGTACAAAACAACCTGCACAAAAAGGACAACGGCGACGTTGTAATTTTGGACAAAGGTGTCGAACAAGATATTACTAACTACCTAGGCAATTTAAAGAACCCTGGTTCAGGTTTTGAGCACCACTTCAAGCCCAGCAGCGCCGCTGGCATGGGAGCCAAGCCGACACCAAATTCTGTTATCGCCCCTGGAATGCCCAATCCATTCAAGGCCGGTAGTATTAACATAACGAGACAAATGCAACTAAAAGCAGAGGAGCCCGAACTTGCAGCTGTGCTGGAAAGGGAAGCTTCTTTGTAGCCCCGGTGGGGCTTGTCTCACCAAGTCCGTGGCTTGGACCCCGCACACACCTTTAACGTTGGTTTTCTAAGATGGCCGCACCATTTCAGAATTATTCCGGCGGTGTCCTTCTCGCGGACATCGTAAAAAGGAATAATCTCAGCACCTATGTGTCTGAGGCAATCAAAGAGCGCAGCCTGTTCCTGAAGAGCGGTGCTGTTGCTCGCAACCCCCTGCTGGATGCCCGCGAAGGCGGCACCCGGATTCAGGTTCCTGAGTTCAACCCTGTGTCTCCCACCGAGGAGATCATGGATGGAACGGCAACCTGGGGCACCTCAACTGCTGGCTATCTGACTCCTCAGAAGATCGGCACCGCCACCCAAATTGCAACCATCTGCCATCGCGGTTTCGCGTATGCCGTGGATGACGTGGCAATGCTTGCTGCTGGTGAGGATCCCATGGGTCACATCCGCAACCAGCTTGCCGATGCAATCAACAAGAAGAACAGCGAGCGTCTGTTCTCCCAGCTTGCCGGTCTGTTCGGCACCGCTCTGAGCGCCAACGCCCTTGACTTGGGTGTTGCTGCTGCCTCTGGCGCGGACGAGGACAACTTCCTGACCGGCGCCTCCGTAGCCCGTGCCCGTGCCCTTCTGGGTGAGCGCGGCGACGAACTGGACGTGCTGGTTGTCCACCCCTCCGTGGGCTTCTACCTGTATCAGGTGGGCCTGCTGACCTTCTCCACCTCTGCACTCGCCGCATCCGGCGCTGTGGTCTGGGGCGGCGGCGGCGTGGGCGTTGGCGCCCGTTCCATCGGCCAATTCGCCGGTTGCGACGTGATCATGGATCCCTCGGTGAACACCGTGGCTCCTGGCACCTCGACCCACCAAATCGAGTTCTACTGCTACCTGACCAAGCGTGGCACGATCCTCGAGGGTGTGCAGCAGGATCTCCGCATCGAAGCCGACCGCAACGTGCTCTCGAAGCAGGACGTCCTCTCCGTGGATTACCACACCGCCTACCACGTGATGGGCACCAAGTGGACCAACGCAGGCGACAACCCGACCAACACCGGTCTGGCCACCGCAGGCAACTGGAGCGCCACCTACGACATCGACCTGATCCCCATGGTTCAGCTCACCGTCAACAGCCCTCTCGACACCTCCGTTATCG